AATCTAACGGTGTCATCAGTGTCTCTTCCATGACTTTTTTCAAAAACATTTATAATACCGGATCCTGCTGAAATAGTTTCAAAAGGATTCGGTCCTAGTATTCCAACAACTGTTTTTTCAGTCCTTGCCGGTCTTGCGTTCCTTAAACCATGTCCTTCTGTACTATAGTGCCTTGCTTCATCTTGAGGATGTCTTGCTTCGTATTCAGATTTATGAACAAAAGAACCATTCCATTCTCTAATCATTTCATTATAGGGAAATTCCATTCCACTTCTATCTGAGATCGCTTTAGCGTATTTTCCTTTTGCAAATGCCATAATTATCCACTCGGGTAATAAGATGCCGGAGTTATATAAGTGCTTGTAGAAGATCCATCTTCTGCCAAAGCTCTTTTTAATTCATCTTCATATAATAATTTTAATTCTTGCACTCGTTGTGGTGCGTATTTTTGTGCTAGATAAAAAGACAGTCCTGATGCCATACAAGGCACAAAACGATAAGGCACATCCGTTGCATCAGTATAAGTCGAATCAGCATCTTGAATTCTTTTGACAAAATAAATATGCATGTCTTTTGATGCATTAGAAGAATCTGCCGTTGGATAAACAGTTATAGTAGTTTTATCAATAAGTCTTTGAACAAAATATCTAGAAGGAGTTCCTTTAGATAATTTATTAGCTAAACCTGAATAGGTTGATCGATCTGTTTTTGTAAGTGTAGAATCAGCTTGATCTGTGGCAGTTCTATCAGTTCTAAGTGTAGCTTCTAAAACGTCGGCAATACCATACGTTGAAGTTCCTGTTGTTCCACCAACAGTCACAGAAGAAGTTCCGTCACCTGTTGCTCTGTAGAAAGTATATTCTGCTTGACCTTCGATTAAATCAATATTGGTATCGCCCACTTCCCAGTAGTGCAAACCTCTATTGCCCCATTCTTGAAATAATATATTTAAAGAACGTCTTGCTGTTTTTAATTGATATCCCGAAACAGATTGTAAGCCGATTCGCTCGTAAGCTTCTTCAATAATCTCATCAACAGCAAAAGTCTTGTCGAAAGTGACTGTTCCAGAAGTAGTGTTAGCCATATGCTACCTCCTAATATAGCTTCTTAAATTCTGCTACAATCGTATACATGTTTCCAGAATCAGCTGCACCTGGAACAACAAAGTTTACATCACTTTGGTTACTGTTAGAAGATTTATCTGCTGGTATTCCACCAAATTCTCTGAAATCCCAATAGCCTGATCCTGTTAAACCTAAAATAGGAATATCGCCATCTGAATCTTCTTCGTCCAAACGGCCATACGAATCAAAACCATTACCTGAAGAACAAGAAAACCAAATTCTTTGTAGATTTAAATGCGCAACTGAACTTCCTGCAGCGTTTGCAGCTAATGCTGAAACATCTCCAAAAACTGTTGTTTTACCTGTTCCGTCTGATTGCTGAACTAATTTGATAACAACTCTTACATCATTTTGTTGTAGAATTGTTGGTCCTGTTACTGTATCTGCCATAATCCCTCCTTAATTAAGATTACTAGATGGGGCCGAAGCCCCATCATAATTTATTTTATTACAGATTCATCCAAACTAATGAATACTCTGTAGTTGCACTAACACACATAACTTGTCCAATTATTTGACATTCAGCATCTGCGCCAGAATCAAGAACTTCAACTGCTCCTGCAGTTCCGTTTGAACGAACTGCTGGTGTTACTAGAGTAAGAGTACCGTCAGTTAATAATGCAGCTGGTCCATGAGTTTGGAACCAACCATAATAACTAGCAGTCATGTCAATTGTTGTTGCACCCACGCAAGCACCAGTATGTGTAGTCGGAGCTACAACAACTGCTGAATACGGGTTAGGCATCAAAGTTAATTGAGATCTAGTTGTTAACGCTGTTGCTAAATCATCGTAACAAGTAATAATAACACTTGGATCATCCGAGTGATCATGAGCAGGGTTAGACTTAACTTTTAAACATTGTCCTTCACCATTCACATCATTAACAAATAGATAACCTTCAGCATATTGATTAGCTGTAAGATCTGTGTCTCCAGCTGTTTCAATAGATATTGCTGTTTCACCAGCTGCAGTTGTTGCAGTAGCAGCACAGTTAGTGTGATTAGCAACTTCTGTTACGTGTTGTACGAGTTTTCCAGCAGTAATCGCTGAGCCACCATTAAGTCCATATCTGAATTTTCTGTCATTGTAAATTAATTCACTTCCTAATGGAAATAATTTAGATGAACTTTCAGCGAATGGATCTACAGTTGCTGCAGAACTACTAGCTTTACCGATCATTAAATCAGTAGGTGCGTAACCTGAAGCAGCTGTATATTTCCAGTGTGCTCCATTTACGGTTATTGCTTGCCCTGATGAATTAACACTAAATTTATCAGTGTATACACCAGTTGAAGCTGCTTGTGTGGAAACTTTAAGACCAGATTCTGCTCTTACCGTTCCCTTAAACGTTGTATTTGCCATATTAATATCCTCCTAGTTTCTGAACGTAGTCTCTAGGCCGTCGACTATATTGCGTCTACGTTCTTAATTAATTATATAGTAATTTTTCTATACTCTATTTTTAAATAAAGTGCAAGGGACCCCTAGGAAAAAATTGATTTTTTGATAGCGCTTAAGTGGCTATCGAAACTTGAGCCTTGGATTCATCTACTTTATTAAGGCGAGTAGATTCTTCGAACTCTTTGGCAATGATTTCTTTAACAATTTCCTGAATTTTTTTATCAATGTAGGACATGTTAATACTATATTTGCCCTCCTTCAGGTGCTCCTGTTGCCACTCTAACTCCAAGGACCTCTTCGTAGTGTATAGGTCTTGTGTCATCTATAACCTCCTCATAGGTTATTCTTCGGGTATCTTTAAACATTCCCGTTGATTCCCATTTTATACTCTTTTCTCCTAGCTTGTCAAGGATTGATTGTTCAAGGGATTCAGCATTATCTTCAGCTAAAATTTCAAATTTAGCATGATGATCATATGCCCAAATATTTATGAGGAATTTCTTCATTTTCTTACCTTATTTGTGAAATGAGGCGGTTTTAAGGCCGCCTCATTAATTAGTTATTACGCACCTTCAACACCGAAGATACCTCTATAGTCGGATACTCCAAATGAGTATCTTTCTCTAGCTTTGTATCTAACGTTGCCAGTATCGAAATCACCTTCCATAGCAGTTTTTAAAGCTGCTCTTTGGAACATTTTCATACCGTTAGGGACATCAGTAATGATGTACCAACTGTCTGTATCAGTTAAGAAATTGTTCACTCTATAACCTTGAGGAACCATTCCCATTGATACTACAGCGTTGATATCATTATCTGCTGTTCCAGTTCTACCTGGAGATTTCATCAATCTCTCAGCATTGAACTGATTTGCAGAAGGAATTATCATTTTAACTCCTTTAGCTGCAATTCTCAAACCTCTTTCATCAGTGAACGCAGCAATGTCTATTAAAGACTGCTCCAATGATGTTTCGTTAAGGTCCGCTTGAGTCGATAAAGTGTTTGCAACATTAGGTCCAGTTGAGCACGTATGTGCTGTATTGAACAATGCTACTCCATCACCAGATTTGAACGTAGCTACGGATGTTAATCCGTTGTTCAAAGGTAATGCACCTTTAACTTCTTTTGCGTTTGACATAGATCTTGCTAATGCTTTTGTATATCTAGAAGCTAGTCTATCGTAGAGATTATCTTCGATAGCTTCTTCAGTTATAGCGAAAGCAAGCGCGATCGTTTCCATAGTGTAACGTGCAGTGTAGGTTTCTTGCGCTTCATCGTATGAAATGCCTTGACCTTCTGCTTTTACATCAGCGTTCGCAAAACCAGATAACATAACTTCTTCTTCAAAAGCTCTGTCAGATGATTCTGTAACGTATATTTCAGCGTGTTGATTTTCGTAACGCTTGTACTCCAGCCCAAATAGTGCATTCAGGCCTGGTTCTAGTTCTTTGACTAGCTGTGCTCGTGATATTGCCATATTCTATATACTCCTATTTTTATTGCCAAGTAAGCCCGTTAGCATATTGATTTAAGTTATGACAAACAACGTACGATGCATTAACTGATGCAATGTC